AAGATACGCCAAGATATATTAAGTAATGTTGTTAATACAAAATATGAACATTATTCCAATACATTTGTTGAATTAATGTGGGATGAGCATAAGAAAGAATTTAAGAGTTAACAGGGGGATATAATGGACTTAATAAACAAAATAGACAAGTATCTGAATGAATTATCTGTACCACAAAAGCATCAACTTAAAATAGCCAAAGACACACTAAAAATGTCCGATGCTGGAGCTAAAGCTATAGGTGGTATGACAAAGGATGAAGCAAGAGCATTCTTAAAGTCTATTGGCTGGAATGATAAGAAAATTAAGAAGTTGGAACAGTAACAAAAAATTGCACGATAACATCACGAATGTTATTATACAAAATAATGTTATCATATTGAAATAAAAGAGGAGTTATTTAATGATTGTTGATATTTGGGGCATAAAAACAACCAGACAAAAAAGTGTTAGAACACAGTTATATTGTTTTCTTGCTGATAAAGATGATGTCCTAAAAAATAAAAAGAAAGGATATATGGTAAGATATACATGTGATTGTCCTGATTGTTTACATCCTGATAAAATACATTCAACCATGACAAGTTCATTATTTAATGCTAAATGGAATAACATAAACAGTCAAATGTGTAGGTCATGTAGATCAAGGAAAACTGAACATGAAATTAAGAAAACATTTATACCATATAGTGTTATAAAAAAATCAATAGAAGATAAAGGGTATACAATATTAACAACAAAAAATGAATACAATAATGCAATATATCCATCACAGTTTAAAATATCAGTTATATGTAATAATGGACACAAATATAATATCACATGGAATAATTGGTCAAAAGGTAAAACATGCCGTAAATGTTATAGGGATAGAGTAATAAATGAAGGTGTGCAATGGTGTAAAAATTTTAATGTGTATAAATCTGTTGTGACATCCATAACCAGTCAAACATATAGAAAATTTTATGATATTATTAATCCGAGTAACATTAAACGAGGTAAAGACTATCATTTGGACCATAAATATAGTATAGTTCAAGGATTCAAAGATAAAATTAGTCCTGTGATATTAGGTTCATATGTAAATTTAGAAATAATAAAAGCGTATGCCAATATAACAAAAAGGGATGACTGTTCAATTACTAAGGAGGGTTTATTTAATGAGTACAACGAATATATTGGAGTCAATTAATAGGCTCCTTGTAGAAACCGGAATACGTAACATGAAAACATTCGCTAAAAACTTTAAAGAAGCGGAAATCATATTCCACATGGATTTGGATGGAGTTTGTTCGGCAATTGGGTTGAAACAGTATTTAAAAAACTATGGTATAAAAACCACAAGAGCAACACCGGTGCAATACGGTGGAAAAGAGTATGCGATAAAAAAGGTAAGCAAGGGAAAACTAATTTGCCTTTGCGATTTCGCTCACGCAAAACCAGTGCTGAACCTATGGCTGGACCATCATGATGCGGAGCATATAGGAGCTACTGGAGACATGTCCACTTCATTTGTTACTGCACCCTCTAATGTTGCCTTCATATCACAAACATTGTCACCTGCAGACTTATTTCCACCTGCGGATATCAAGATAATATCAACAGTGGATAGCGCTGACTTTGCGTCACAAGACTTGACGCCTGATGATATTATGAGAGCTGCATTTAAACTCGATAAATCAATTGATGTGTCGAAAAATCATAGAGCTATGGGATTTGTTTGTAATAAACTCATACTTGCATATAAAAATAAGGATAAATTTCTATCCGATTTAGTCATGACAGCGAATCCATCAATGATATCACTGTATAACATAACAAAGAAACTGGCCAAGGATAATGGTTATATTCCACCTGAAGCTATTGACAAGGCACATTCAGATTATGAGACTGCACAGGCCGGCAAAATGAACAAGCAAGGCAAAATAAGTGATGTGAAAGGACTCAAAAGTGGTGGTTCTGTTCTAATAGGCACTACAGTAGTCCAGTATGGCGGAGGTTCAATGAAAGCAGGGTCATACGACAGATACACACCATTTAAATTGTACCCTGAATGTGATTATTTCTGTATAGCATGGGCAATGGGATTGTTACAAGTTTCTAAGAATCCATTCAAAAAAGGTAAGAATCCATACCATTTAGGTAAGATTTGTCAGGAAGCATTGAAAAAACATAAGAGTTATTTGGTAGGCCAAGTCATAACACTTGAGCACATTAAATATATATTTGAACGTGATGCGGCCAAAATAAAAGATGCCATGGGATTTACATTTGATGACTTGATTGCTATATTCGGCACAAAGGCAAAGGGTATTGGTAAGGACAAAAGTAGCTGGAAGGAAATGATAAAGGATATTACTAATAAACCTTTTAAGTATCTATCAAAGAAACAGAAAGATATGCTGAAAAGGGTAACCATAACAGCCTGGGATTTAATTGAAACACAATCAGGTGGCCATAAATCAATATCCAATATTTCGGGACTCAATTTCATACCAGGCAAGGGAGAATATGTTAAATTCATGAGAAAATTACAGGTAACACTTGCGGAAATGATGAAGGATAAACACTTAGAGTAATAAACACCTGAGGAGTGAATAAGATTAATGGCTAGTTATGTAAATACACTGGAACTTACGGATGAAAATATAATAAAATACGGTATTTACAAAGAAGATGATCAATATTTTTTATATCCTAAAAGACGTTATAATTATTTTATCTGTAAAAATTGTAAGAAAGAATTTTTAAGATATGTCGGTAAATTGTTATATTGTTCTAATAAATGTTCAAAAGAAATAATCAACGAAATTAACAGATTAGATATTGATTCCATTAGAAAATCATTTGAAAAGGAAGGATATAAATTACTCACAAAAATATATATTAATAATGGCCAAAAATTAAAATTTATATGCCCCAATGGACATAAACATTCAATAACATGGGCAAATTGGTCAAGTAAAAACAATCCACAAAGATGTAAATATTGTGCCAAAAATGCACCTGTATCATGGAGTGATGTACTATATTTATTTAAACTAAAAGGATGGCAGGTACTTACAAAAGAAAATGAATGGAAAAATACAGGTACAAAGGTTAAGTATAAGTGTAATAAAGGACATGTTCATAGTTGCATATATTCAATATTAAGATATAGGTTTGATAGTATGGAATGTCCTACATGTAGCAACAGAATTACAATAGAATTTGATGATATAAAAAAATCATTTGAAGATGAAGGTTGGATTGTACATACTAAAAGTAATGAATATGAAACTCAAAATAAAACACAGATTGATTGCGAATGCCCAAATGGACACAGACAATTAAAAAGTGTTAGAAAATGGAGAATAGGTAGAAGGTGTTCATATTGCAGTACATCAGGTCCAGAACTAGAAGTAAGAAAATTTATAGACACATTGGACGTAAAAGTAATATACAATGACAGAAAAAAATTGAATGGTAAAGAATTGGATTTTTATTTTCCTGATATACATAAAGCAATAGAATTTAATGGTGATTACTGGCATTGTAATCGTAATAAATTTATAAGTACATATTTTAATAAACATAAACAATTATATGCAAAAGATATATGGGAGCTTGATAAAAATAAGGCAAATAAATGTGAAAATATCGGAATAGATTTGCTGATCATTGAAGAAGGAAAATGGAAACAGAACAATACTTTAACCATGGACAGGATTAAAGAATTTATTGCAGCATAACAATCCTCTTGACATTTACTGAAAATGTGTTATACTTCTGTTACTATTGATAAGGAGGTTATATGATTTGAATTTGTATGTAGATATGGACGGCGTTTTATGTGATTTTATTGGTAATTTTGAGAACCTGTTTCCTGAAAATAAAGGAACGTGGGATAAAGAGAGTAAAGATGAAAAAAAAGAATGGAACCTTGTGTTTAGTAAAGGGGTTTCTTTTTGGTCGGATATGCCTTGGATGTATGATGGCAAAGAACTATGGAATCATATAAAGAAATATGAACCTACTGTGTTGTCAGCGGTCTCAAAGAAGCATGGTAGCAATGTTCATTCGGCTGTAAAGGGCAAGAAACAGTGGCTATCACGTAACATAGACCATAAGGTAGCAAGGTCTGGTATCTTTTGCCGGCGGAGAGAAAAACAAATATATGCCGGTAAGGGTAAAATACTTATAGATGATTACGATATAAACATAAAGCAGTGGCGTGAAAAAGGTGGTATAGGTATATTACATAAAAATACTGATGATACCATAAAGCAATTAATGATGATTACAGGAAATGAATGAGACTAAACAACTATTTAAATGAAGACAGGTCGAAAAGCCTAACAATGACACAAGCACTTGACTTTCTTAATGAAAAATGCTCTACTGCATTGAGGGAATCAGATAAAAATAATTGTATATACAGAGGCGTTAATTCTAATTATGATGCTATAGTAATTGACCCTAAAAACGTTAAAAAGAAAAGAATATCCGCAAATACAACTAATTATTATACATTATTAATGGATAATTCATCATCATGGAAACAATACCCGAAACGAAGCGAAAGTATTATATGTTCAACAGATATTTGTAACGCAGATAGTTATGGCATTTTATATGAAATTTTTCCTCTTGATGGAGCAAAAATAGGTGTATGTAGTGATGAAGATGTATGGGACTCATTTAAAAACTTATCTTTATCAATGGATTTTTTTAATACTTATTTAACATCTATTTTAAACATAAAAAACGTGCATGGTCGTTTAGAATATCCAAAAGGAAACATGAATAATTTTGATTCATCATTTAGTGTATTAAAATCAGCCTGTAAAGAATTTGATACTAATGTTGGTGTTGTGTCTGATTGGAGAGAACAAATAAAATATATGGTAGATTCATATACATCTAAGAATATAATGAAAATATTGAAAAGTTACAAGGGTAATTTATTAAACACATTAAATACTAAACTCAAACCAGCACAAAATGGGTTTAAATTGGCCAAAATAGGTGATACACTACCTAAAAATAGAGAAGCGTGGACAGATAGTGTATCGATAGGCATAAAGCAATAGGAGAATGATATGGCAAGATTAGATAATTATTTGACGGAAGCAAAAAAGGTTAATCTGAAACAATACAATACCGATGATTATCAAAAAAGACAAGCAAAGGGTAATTCTCCCCGTTCTGGTATTCCTGATTCAATATATGCTGGTAGAGATTCGATAACATTTACTTTCAAAAATACACCAGAAAAACATGTTAAATTATGGATAGAAAAATGGATAAAAGATAAAAAGTTAAAATATACATCAATCACAACAAATCAAGCAGGTGATTATCATGATGATTGGGTTGAAGGTGATGTAAAAGGTATTAAATAATGAGACTCGTAAACTATTTAAACGAAACATCATTAAAGGACCTTATTGAAATAGGATTCGATAAGAAAAAGCCATGCAGGCCGGCTATAATGAAAAAGGCAATGAAAGTAATGAATAAGGCCTTGGAATTAGGTTTAATATTACCAGTAGATGATGACAAAAAGAGATATAGACTACTTAAAAATATGACAGAGAAAGATATAATTGACGCCTTAGAAAGGGAGGGATTCAAAGTATAAAATGTATAACGTTAAAATAAACGCTAGAGAAAAGGACTTACCAAAAAACCTGAAAAAGGACTATAAGAAATTCAAACGGTTAGCAGAAAACAAATCACAGCAAGAAAACATGGCATATTATGTTGTGTTCTATAAATCAATTAATAATCATTTCATACTAAATATATGGAACAAAGAGTTTATATTAGAAGCAATGGAATTCAATGTAATTAAAGTACTATACAATGGAAGGAGATAAACCAATGCGATTTGAAGATTATCTATTAGAAGGCGTATATGACCCTAGTATATTTAAGGCCGTCTTTATGTGTGGTGGAAGCGGTAGCGGAAAATCATATGTTGCTGGCAGAACAACCGGTGGACATGGACTTAAATTGGTCAATTCTGATAAAGAGTTTGAACATACCTTGAAGATATTGCACAAAGAACACTTGGCAAATATGTTAACAAATACACCTGGGCAGACCAAGGAAAAGGATGTAATACGAAAAGGAGCAAAAAAGTTAACAGCTAAATTCAAGGAAGGATATCTCAAAGGTCGTTTAGGTCTTGTTATTGATGGAACAGGTAGACATTATAATAACATAACAAGACAAAAAGCAGAACTAGAATCACTAGGATATGATACTTATATGATTTTTGTTAATACTTCCCTTGAAGTAGCTCAGCAAAGAAACCGTGAACGTGACCGAAAATTATCAACTGATGTAATTGAGAAAAATTATTATCAAGTGCAGCAAAATATAGGTAAATTTCAGTCCCTATTTGGTGGAAATAGTTTTATAGTTGTTGATAATAATGATGCACATGAGGATGTATTCAAAAAAGTATGGAAACAAGTGACTAAAATGGTAAAAAGACCTATTACCAATCATGTAGCTAAAGCATGGATAACAGCTGAATTGGAAGCTAAAAAAAGAACATAGGAGACACATCATGAAATTTAATGAATATATCGCAGAGGCAAAAGAAGCTAAAAAATGGATGGGGCCAATACCAAAGAAGTGTGATATTTGCGGTGGGTCACTTAAAGATGGATGGGTTGATGGTGCAACTACTATGGGTCCGTGGGCAAACATGTGTACAAAATGCTTTAAAAAGGTCGGCAAAGGCCTTGGAACAGGTAAAGGTCAACAGTATAACGGTAAGGGAACGAAAATAGCTGGATAATGAATATAACCAATAAAATAGACATGTATCTGAATGAAGCCAAAATTGAAACCATTGGAGAATTCTCTGAATTGGTTAAGCGTGATTGCTCTAAATTCCTAAAAGAAATCAAACAATCAAAAAGATTCGTATACAGGGGAATATCAGGTGTTGGTAAGATGGGTATTAAAACACCTCGTCCTGACAGAGAACCCAAAGATATGTCATTAGCAGGTCATAATTATCTTGGTAAATTATTCAAGAAATATCATGGTTGGAATGCAAGAAAGGAAGGTGTGTTTTGTTTTGGTGATGTAGGCGATGCAAGCAGTTATGGTGATACATACATAGTTTTCCCTGTAGATGGTTACAAATATTTATGGAGTGATGATATAAGAGACCTATATTCATGTGTGGAAGAAGACCGTGGACTTAAATATAAAGGTTATTATGTAAACTATTGTATTTTATGGAATGAAAACGCATTATTTGACTTTATGAAAGATTATGATGATGAAGATGATATATTATTCAAAGCGGATAATGAATTAAATATCTTAATCAAAAACTATTCAAATAATAATTTAAACAAATATTTAACAGGTTATAGTAATTATGAGTTAGTACTTAAATGTAAAAAGTATTATTATATTAGTTGGAATATAGAAAATGAATTTGACCTGAAACGTTCACTGTATAAGTAAATTTGTTGGTTACCACATCGGTAATGTTGGTTAACGTGGGGTGTGAGAATACTGTAACCAAAACCAACATAAGGGGTATAATGAAATTTAAAGAATTTGTAAAGAAAGATAACACATTTCAGGTACCTATGATACTCAAGCATAAGGAAAAGGCACTTAATCCTAAAACAAATAGGATGAAAAATAAGCATCTTACGTTATATCATGAAACAGAAGTACAACCAAAAGACAGAACATTTAAGAACTTACCACGGTACGCTAATGATAAACCAAAGGTAAGATTTCAGGACTGGTTGCTTATTAAAAGTGAAAAGGCAAGGCCAAGTCATTCAGTACAGTCTATAGGGAAATCAGAAGCTACGGGTGCGTGGTGGGGCTGGAGCCATAGGGCAGTATATGGATTTAAGGTAGGTGATAAAATTGAAGGAGATTCAGCGGCCAAAAAGGTTACATTCCCGAAACTACCTGATGGAACATGGGACTGGGATAATGGTGTATATGAGCCTGATTTTACTATAAAAACAAATGCACAAGCAAAGCAATGTGCTATTACTTTTGTGGATTCGGTGAGTTAATATGAATATAACCAATAAGATAGATATGTATCTGAATGAAAGCAAAATTGAAACCATTGAGGAATTCACTGAATTGGTTAAGCGTGACTGTAGTGAATTCTTAAAGGAAATCAAACCATCTAAGCACTTCCTATACCGGGGAGTAACAAGTAGTTTAGGTGACATGGGTATTAAAACGCCTCGTTCAGACAGAAAACCTAAGGATACGTCAGCGGAAGCACATGAATATATTGGTAAGGTATTCAAAAAGTATCATGGTTGGAATCCAAGGACAGAAGGTGTGTTTTGCTCTGGTGATGAAAATTATACACATCATTATGGAAGGCCATATATAATTTTCCCTGTAAATGGTTACAAATACTTATGGAGTAGTAAAATTGCTGATATATATGTAAGACTTCAGCGTGACTATGATTTTGAATATAAAAATGTTTCTGGTAATTACACTATTTTATGGAATAAAATAGCATTAACGATGTTCATAAATGATGTAATAAAAAAGTATAAATTTGAACATGAATATGATGATAATTACATTGGACTTGACCATGATGATATTGAAGCTGATGTTTTAGAAAAAGCAGAAAAAGAATTAAACAAATTAATTAAAGACTACAATAAAAATAATTTAACCACTTTACTTAATGGTAGTAAATATAATGAATTTGAAGTAGCGCTCAAATGTAAAAAATATTACTATATAGTATGGTCTGGTAAAATAGATGATGATTTAGCGCTATCACTGTTCAATTAACCTCTTATCCAAAAAATGAATCCAGGGCCATCTTGTTTGATGATTCCAATAGGTCAATCTTGTTCATGGGTTCCAGTAATATCTTGACTTTGTTAATGAAATACTTATCAATCATTTTCATTTTATCTATCTGTATCAGTTCATTAAATTCAACTGGCCACCTGATAAATGTTATCGTTTCAATACCAAACTGATTTTTCATAACATAGACTACCTTTGTTTTATCACCTTCATGTATATCCTCATACTTGTCCTTTATTTTAAGCATATTCAATAATCTTCTATAGTTATACACCCCTTTTATATGCCATGGTGTACCCTTAATAGTACCGGATGGCTTAATATACTTATCCATGGTTGAGACACTTGTATTTACTGATATTTCCTCTGGATACACATCCATCAATTCTTTCTTATATAATTCTATTGTCTTGGTTATTTCATCTTCCGATTTATTCTTTAGTATCATTTCCATTATATTTTTAAGACGTGGCTTTACTGCGCTTGGGGTCTCTGAACGTATCACTTCAAGTCCAGTTGTCTCCAATTTGTCCACACTTTGACCATCTATATCTACACACCAAAAAGAATACTTCTTTTTCTTTACAAACAGTATATTTTTTGCTATAATCTCCTGCTTAAACTTTATCCTAAAATCCGTTTCGGCAGAATTATACATCTTGCGTTGGGTCTCTTTATATGCTCTTTCATCCACATGGTTTGCAATTACTGCTGATATCTTCTGGATATAATAGATAATCCTTTCCTGAGTCATGTTTCTCCAGGATTTACCTATATGAATATCCATAAATTCACCAAGATTAATAAAAAGGGAATCAGTGTCAATCGTCAAATGTAGAGGACATAATCTCTTATATCCCCTACATTCTTAGTCTCCTTTACTGTTATCATATTTTTATCCTTTAGAAATTATTTTTATTCATTATTATCCTTTAGAAAATCATATAGTTGTTCTGGTGTCTCCAAGGGTATTCTAACATCACCATCATCAACATAACTACATGCTTTATTATTACCAGCTTCCGGTGAATCATATAACCACCATGATATTGTTTCATATTTATCATTTAGTTCATCTTCTAATATACTGATAATATCACCTTGAAGTTTACTGGTCAAAGTAGGCACTAAATAATTATCAAAAAATGGTACCAATGCTCGCTCAAATTCCGCATTTACTTCATCTTGTGCGAGTAAACATTCTATGGTTTTCACAAAATTTTCTTTTTTCATTCTATTCTCCTTTAAACTTTAGTATATGGCACAAAAACGGCTGAACCACCGCTTATATTTAAATATATCCAACCACCTGGAACCCTTGTAACATACCAACGTTCAAATTCAATTGTATCATGTAATTTCATGTCATAAAGTCTATCCATTATACATTCCCCCTAATACTCTTATACTGCTCCAAATGCTCATGTAGGGCTCTGAATGCATTAATCTTATGATACGCATCTCTAGCATCCTTATTTTCAACATTCAAGAGTTCACCACAACGGGTACAACGTAAGGTTGTTGTACCATTATATTCGGTTGCTTTTATTGCCATTATAATTCACCCACTTCCTTTTGTATTTTATTCAATATGGACACTATATCATCATTTGGATTATTTAACAACTTATTTACAAATCTTTCTCCTTCTTTAATTGTGAAACGGCCACAGGAGGTTATAGCTTCTGATAAGTTCACATTGAAATACCTGCTATAAGGAACACTGGTTATTCCGAATGTAGCATTTAATACGATTTTTAATGCCCACTGTGTTGAGAAATACTGGTCTATTTTAACTTTCGACTTTCGTAATGTGTCGTCTCTTAAATCTGGTAATGATTTTATTAGTTTAGCTCGTTTCCTCTTAATACCAATTCTCTTTTTAAATAACTGGCGTTCTACCTCAGCAATAATACCCGGTCTATTGGTAGTGAACACGGAACCACAAGGAGCAATGGATAATAGTCGTTTCTTTAATGCGTTATTGAAGGTGTTCAGTTTAGCGCCTGTTATTCTTATCTTCCCGCGGTCTAATATGATGTCAAATGGTATAAATTCACGTTTTGAGGTATATGTCATAACCTCCTCCTCCGTCATTCCTATTATACGACCATAGTAGGTTTCAGGTGACATATTAAGCGTTATGATTGCAGTGGGATATGAACTTGTTATGTCCAGGTCAACCACCCAATCGAACATTCCTTTTTGTGGCTCTTTGACATAGGCCGCTGGAAAGGACTCCTGCATACCACCATAGAAACGGGGAGCGCATAAATCGTTGCGCCTGAAGTATGTTAACAGCAATCCTTCAATCAGCATGGTCATTGTGTGATAATATTTCATTGGTGCTTTACACAAAAGAGATAATGATTGCACTAACTTAATGTAACCAAGCTTTTCTTCTAATTCTACCACTCTATATGCATCAATTATATTATATTCAACATATAAGTCCCAGTTTTCTTTACATAAATTATTAAGATTCTTATATTCTGAATAATCGATTTTACCCTTTCCAAGCTCAGTCAAACAGACAAAATCAAGTTTGTAACTGGCTAATTTTGATGCAGAATACCATTTATAGATATTAATATAATCAAGTATCGTAACACCGGCTATATCTATATTGGTATGCTTATCATCCTTAGACATCCAGGTTCTA